CAACAACAACAACAACAACAACAACAACAACAACAACAACAACAACACAACAAAAAAAACAAAAACAAAAAAAAAAAACACAAAAACAAAAAACAAAAAAACAACAAACAAAACAAAAACAACAAAAAAAAAAAAAAAAAAAAAAAATAGATGTAATGTAAAAGGTTGTAAAGGAAGAATTGTTTTAATAGTTGGACATTGTAAATGGTGTGATTTAGATTTTTGTCAAGAACATAGAATTCCAGAAAGTCATAATTGTTGTAATCTAGCAAAATGCAAAGAAGAAAGTTTTAAAAAAAATAAAGAACTAAATAGTATTAATTGTCAATTTAAAAAAATTGATATTATAGAAAGTTATTAAATAATTATGTTTTATTTTTTTATATTGGTTGAAGTTTTAACCATATTAAATATTTTATACTTGTTTTATATTTCTTCTATCTTTCCATCTTTGAGTATTTAATTTATAATACTTACTAACTTATAATACTTACTAATTATAAATTCTTTTTAATTTGCTTTTTGTTTAATTTATTTTTTATTAATAGATTCTAATTTTTTTTGTATATTTATAAGAAAAAAATTTGTCCTATAAATATACAAAAAAAATTAGAATCTATTAATAAAAAATATATTAATACTAAAAATAAATTAATTGGTGGTACAAATACAACTTTAAATGAAGAAGAAATGCTATGTGAAAGATTTCAAAATATTGATAACACGCTCCCTTTGCCAGAAACAAATTTTACTACTACTGATGATTTACTATCAGTTTTTGAATCAGATATTATATTAACATTTAGAGAATTTTTAATAGACAGAGCAAAAGTTCTCCAACTCATAGATGATAATGGATGTTTTGAAAGAGTATTTGATATAATTTTAATTAAAAAATCTAATAATACTATTGAATGTTCTATTACTGAACCAAATCGAAATGTTTTAAATAGAACAAATTCTGATGTAGAAGTAGCTAATAGAATGAAAAAATCAAAAATTTTTATTGATAGTTTGAAAAATAATTCAGAAAAACGTACACCTCTACTTGAAATAAAACAGAAGATATAAAAAATTTGTAATAAAATAAAAAATATAATTGGATTTATTTTATTACATTTTATAGGGTTATTATAACTATTTTTTTTAAATTTTCAATTTTTTAAAAATTTTTTTAGCATCAGCAACAATTTTTTTATCATTAATTTTTTTTTCTAAAATTTTAAGTGCAATATGACTATTACATTTACCTTCTTTAATTTTATAATCATAAGATATATTATTATCCATAACAGAACCTTGAAAATAGTAATTAATCCAATTATATTTATTAAGTTTAGTTAAATAATCATAATGTGTTGTTACAATATTTATTGAATTCTTAAACTTACTTAAATTTTTACATATACTAAAACTTGCTGAAATTGCTTCCTTTGGATTTGTGGAAGAAAATAATTCATCAACAACTAATAAACTAAATTTACTTTTATTATTTTTAATTTGTTTATAAACATTTATTAATCTATTTAATTCTGCTTGAAAAAGGGATTCCTTACCACTACAATCTGGAATATTAATATGAGTATTAATTAAATTAAAAGGTGTAAATTGTATATTTTCAGTAAATGATACTGTTAAAGTTTGTGATAATAATATAGATATAATTAATGATTTCATAAATATTGATTTACCAGCAGCATTATTACCAGTAATAAGTATATTATTGTATTTATCAATTGTAATTGAATTAGGAATATTATTATTAAGAAGTGGATGAAAAATATTATGAGCTTTAATTAATGGTTTATCCGATTTAATAAAATTAGAATATGATAAATGTGTTGACTTATGTAAAAGAACTATAGAAATTTGCGAATCTATAAAACCTAAAAATTTAATATGATTATATAATTTATGTTTATTCTCTGCGATATATAAAAAATCTGTTAAAATATTTCCTAATGAAATAATTTTAAAATTTTCATAAACACTATAATGTTTTATAAAATCATTTTTTTTTAATTCATAATTTAAATATATAGAAATTTCTTCTGTGTAATATACAATTTTTGATATAGAAATAATAATATTTTTTATATAATTTATTATTTTTATATTATTTAAGGAATTTTTAATACTTTTGTACGTAGAATAAATATACATTGATAACCATACTAAAATTGATAATACTACAAAAAATAATTGTTTATTATTTAAAGTATTATAAATTATTTTTATAAACATTCTAATCATATTAATATCTAATTTAAATCCGTATTTTTTTACCATATAAAAAGCAGAAATAATTGTAGTTAATGGACTACAAATATCAAATATGGGTGAAATATAATTAGTATATAAAGTAAATAAATGTATTAATAATGTTTTTTTATTAATAAATTTTAAGAAATTTTTTTTAAAGTAAATATTATCTAATAGTTTTTGCATTTCTTTTGTTTTATATTTTTCATTAATTATATATTTAAGGTCCGGTTCTAATATTTTAATTTCTTTTAAAAAATTATTTATTTTTTCAAAATATAAATTATTTTGTAAATTTTTAATAAATATTTGTTTTTTTTCTAAAGTATCTATATCAAAATTAGGTTGTAATAAAATATTTTTTAAGTATAAAGAACCAATATCAGTATATGTTTTATCTATTTTATTAAAAATAAAATTATTAGAATTATCAGTTGATTTAAAAAATTCTAAATGGTTATATATTTCAGTTTCTTGATATTTATTTATAATATTTTTATAACATTCCATATAAAATTATAAATAAATTATATTATTATTTTTAACGATAAAATCTAATGAATATTTATAACTTAGTAAAATGATAATTCGATTTATTGGTATATTTAATCAGAATAATTATCAGAATCGGAATCACTAATATCATAATTATTTGTATTATTTGTATTATTTGTAAACATAGATACATCTAATTTAGTTTGTACTAAAGTACTATCTTTGTTATCTTTATTATCTTTGTTATCTTTGTTATATTCACATCCTTGATCATAGATTATTACTTCTCTTACTTGTTGTGATACACCAAATCTATCACCAACACACCATATTGTGGGAACTATAATAACTTTCACAATAGAATTATTATTAATATACTTAGAAATATTGTCTTCTGTAACATCTTCTATAATTACTCCTTCTGATGTTCTTAATTTCCAAAAATTTTTTAATTTAACCGTAATAAATGGTGGTTTACTAGTATCAATCTCTTCTGAATCCGGTAAAAATTTATATTTTAACATTTTATAATAAATACAATCAAGTTCTTCATCCGTTATATTATTTTTACTTAACCATTCTTTACAATTTTTTTTAGCATATTTTAAAATTTTAATATCCATTTTTTGAAATTTTTGTTTTAATTTGCTAATTTTGATTGGTGATTCTTGTTCATCGTATAAATATAATGATAAAGTATAATCTTTTAATTTACCAGTAGAATCATTATAATTTTTATTAACGCCAAATTTACATAATAATTTAGGTGTTTGAATATATAATTTACTTGTTTTATTTGTATTATAATTATATAATATATCAGTAAAATTTCCAAAATTCGTATTGTTTGTTTTACCAAATTTTATATTTTTTGTTTTAAATTTTGAAATTGTAAGTGGTTCCATAATATATATTTATCATATTATAAATCAATTTTATATTGTTTAATATTTATATAAATCTTATATAAAACTAATTTAGTAAATAAATATAATTCATTTGAATGTCAGAAAATATATGTTTAATAAATTCTTATGATAAAAATATAAATTTAAAAATTGAAATAAAACAAATTATATTTAAAGATACTAATATAGTACTTAAAGATATAAATTTATATGATTTAAAAATTATATTAGAATCGAAATATAATATAAATATAGACAATAATATTTTTATATCAAAAGGAATAATACTAAATAATAATTATATATTAAAAAAAAATGATATTATTATAATAATTAATAAAAGTAATAATATATTTAAAATTTCAAAAAAAAATAATATTATTGATGAAAATAAAATATATATAAATGAATATAAAAAAGAATTGAAATATTTAAAAATTTACCCTGAAATTGTACCCTTTATTTACTTAATAAAAGAAAGTCCTATATATTTGGAATCTTTTTTAAAAGAATTAAAAAATAGCACCTCAATATTGTATAATATAATAAAAAAAAATGAAGATATTTTTATTAATTTATTTAGTATACCAGATAAAATTATTAAAAAATTAATTGAATATAATTTACAAAATAATTTACAAAATAATATAGAAGATGAAATAGATAATACTGAATCTTCAAGTGATGATTATAATAATATGCTTACATCAAGTGAAATTAGTGAGTTAGAATATGATAATGAAACTGAAAAACAAGAAGTAAATGAAAATAATAGTATAATATTAGATTTAAATTATGAAATTAATGATGAAATTAATGAAATCTATCAAATTTTTCCAAATATAAATAAAATAGATATAATTAATTATTATAGTATTTTCAATTCAAACAAAGAAAATGTAATAAATTTTATATACGAAAACTACGATATTTAATATAAATATAACATTATAAATCAGAACCTAACCCATAGACCGGTTTATGAGTCATTCTTAAACTCATATAACAAACATTTTGTTTTTTTATATTTTTCATGTATTTATTTAATTTATTTTTAAAATTTATATTATTTGAATTTGATATTAATAATTCTACTAAATATACTTTTTTATAATTATTTAAAAATATCCCTTTACTTATTGTTTTATCAAAATATAAATCTAAAAATTTTTCAATATTATATAAAAATAATGTTTTTGCTATATAATAAGAAAATACTGATGTTTCTTGTTTTAATTTATTAATTTTATTTTTATTAATTAAAAATTCATCAAAACTATTAAATTTATAATTTAATAATATTATAGCTGTTGTTTTTAAAGATTTATTAATTTCTTTTGTTAAAATTTGTATAAATTTATTAAATAAACTTACTTTATTAATTATTATTTTATATAGTAAATTATAATTATTATTAAAATAATTCTCAAATATTATATATAATAAATTTAATATATTAGCCCAAGTTTCTACAAATCCTTCATTTAAAATTATTTTTGTTTTTTTATCAACATTAAATTTTTTTTTGCATTCATTACATATTATTCGTCTGTTAATAATATCAATATTGTAAAAATGTATTAATTCATGGATTAATACTTTTAGATTTTCTTCATTTCTATATATTGTTATACTTCTTCCATCTGTAAAACCACTATTAACATTTTTTGCTTTTAATATAACATTTTTATTTTTAAATAAACAATCATTTAATTCCTTCTTAAAATCTGTTAAATATATATTTATTATTAAATCTTTATTGATGTCAAATTTATCCTTAATTAATTCTATAAACATTATAACTCTTAATATTAATTTTTTATATTTATAATTAATAATTTGCAAATCTTGTTTAGTACAAACTATATTAATTATTATTTTTATATTATAATACTTATATTCATATAATACTTTAAAAATTAAATTATTATTTATATAGTTAACAATTGTTTTATCAATAAACGGACCTATTTCTATATTTTTTTTATATCTGTCTATATACTTTAAAACAATATTATTATTTAAATTATAAATATTATTTGGAGTTTTTTCAATAATTTTTATAGTATCTACAAATTCTTTACATTTAATAATATTATCACTAAATTTGTCAAATAATAAATATAAGTTATTCATTTATTTTAATAATATATTTTAATTAAATAAGTTTAAAATTTATTAATTATTTCATTTAATTTAATAAATGATACAATTAATAATTCTTGTTATTATTTTAATTATATGTGGAATACTTTATTATTTATGGAATGAAATTAATTTATTAAAAAATTCTATTATTAATTTACAATCATTAAATACTACAGAAGTAAATGAAAACTTTCATGAAAATAATAAAATAACTGATAAAATTAAAGATTTATTTCCACAAAATGAAATGTATAATATGCAACAAAATACTTTAAAAAAAACAGATGAAACAAATGAAACAAATGAAACAAATGAAACAAATGAAACAAATGAAACAAATGAAACAAATGAAACAGACGAAACAAATGAAACAGATGATGAAACAGAAAATGAAAACTATATACAAAATTATAATTTCCTAAGTAAAAATGTAGAACAGAATTCAAATGAAAGTAATCAGAATATAGATGCTATAGAGGAAACAGAAGTTCAATATAAAAATATAGTAGATGAGAAAGAATATCAAAAAAAAATACAATCTACTAAATATGAAAATTTTAAAGATTTTGAACATCTCGAAGATGTTGGAGATAATGAAACTGAAAATAAAGATAAAATTGAAGAAGAAAATACCGAAAAAACTATTAAAGAAGTAGATGGTGAAGAGGAAAAAACTATTAAAGAAGAAGATGGTGAAGAGGAAAAAACTATTAAAGAAGAAGATGGTGAAGAGGAAAAAACTATTAAAGAAGTAGATGAGGAAGAAGGAAAAACTGATCAAGAATCAGATGGTGAAGAAGAAAAAACTGATCAAGAATCAGATGATGAAGAAGAAAAAACTGATCAAGAATCAGATGGTGAAGAAGAAAAAACTGATCAAGAATCAGATGGTGAAGAAGAAAAAACTGATCAAGAAACAGACGGTGAAGAAGAAAAAACTGATCAAGAATCAGATGGTGAAGAAGAAAAAACTGATCAAGAAACAGATGGTGAAGAAGAAAAAACTGATCAAGAAACAGATGGTGAAGAAGAAAAAACTGATCAAGAAACAGATGGTGAAGAAGAAAAAACTGATCAAGAATCAGATGGTGAAGAAGAAAAAACTGATCAAGAATCAGATGGTGAAGAAGAAAAAACTGATCAAGAATCAGATGGTGAAGAAGAAAAAGATAAAAAAGAAATAACAATTATTAAAAAAAAATCTAATATTAAAAAATCTAAAAATATATTGGAAAATTTGCAAAATAATTGTGGTTTATTACAATCAACAAATAATATACAAAATATAATTAAAAATAATAAAAAAAATAAAAATTTAAATGGTTGGGATATATAAATAATAACTAATTTAAGAAAAGATACTTATAATAAAAATGTTTTTTAAATGTTAAATAATTTAAAATAAAAATATATAAATAAAAAAAAAATATATATATATATATAATATAATGAATGGTGAAGAAAATAACCAATGTCTTTTAGATGGTAGATATATGACTGATTATAGACCTGCTTCTGATGCTGAAAATATAAATAGAGTAAGTACGGAAAGTAATAATAATTTTGAATATAGAATGTTTTTACAAAATAATGGAAAAAATATAATGAAAAATAGTTTAAGTAATTTAGATAAATTTTATACTTGTGGTCCATACGAGAATACTATGTTACCTGAAAAAAGTATGAGGGTATGTAATGAAGAAGGTTGCCAAGTTGAAGCACATGATCCAAATGGTTTAGGAGAAGGAAGATTTTATACTAATGAAAAAGAATGTATATATAAATTAAAAAAAAGATAATTTAAATTTACACCTAGATTTTATAATTTGAATTATGTTTAACAATCATTTTTTTTCTATTATTAATTTTTAAGGACTTAAAGATTAATTTATAATATATTTTATTAATGTCAGATAGTGAAGTAAATGAAGATTTTTTACATGTTGATGATCCTATTAATGGACAAAAATATGTATGTTTATCATTTTTATCTCCTGAAAATATTTTAAAACAAAAAGATATATTTGTTTTAAATGAATTTCTACAAAAATTTATATTAGAAAATAATAAGGAATTAATTAATAAAATAAGTAAAGAATATGAATTAGATGAAGATAAACTAAAACATTTAATTGGGGATATTGATTATAAAAATGTAAATGATAAATTTCTTGATTTTAAATATTCAAATAATGATATTTTGACTGATAAATTTAATGAAGAGAATGATTTTAGAACAAATATTAGAGGAATTAAAGTAAGAGGTACATATGAATCTAAGAAAGAAGCAGATATCAGAGCAAAAATTTTATCAAAGACTGATAAAAATCATAATGTTTTTGTAGGACAAGTTGGATATTGGTTACCTTGGGATCCACCACAAGCAGATTCGGATAAAATTGATGCGGAATATCAAGAAAAAGGATTAAATGAATTAATGAAAAAATATAATGAAAATACAGAAGCAAAAAATCAACATTTTGCTGATATGAAACAAGAAAAAATAAATAATGCTAAACAAAATAATGCTAAACAAAATAGTATAGAAGATAATTTACAGAAAGAAGACCCCTGGTTAAATAAAATTAAAGAAATATAATATTAAAAGTATTTAAAATTGTTTTTTTTATATAATTAATGGATAATTGGATAGAAAAAATTAAACCTAAAAATTTAAAGGATTTATACTTATTTGAAAATTATATTAAAAAAATGAATGATTGGTTTTATAGTATTGAGAAAAATAATAAAATAGTTTTAAATATTCAAGGTCCAATTGGTTCAGGTAAAACAATATTAGCAAATTTATATTTTAAAGACAAAAATTATAATATTAATTACTTTTGTATTAATAGTATTAAAAATAAAAATAATTTTATTGAAAAATTAAAAGAAAATAGTAAAACATATGATATATTAAATTTATTAAAATTTAAAAAACAAAAAAATTGTTATATTATTGATGAAGTTGATAACAATAATCTTAGCAAAAATGATTTAAATGAAATAATAAAATATTTACTTATAAATAAAAATCCAATAATAATAGTAGGAAATTATAATAAAGTAGTTCATTATCCTAAAAAATATTTAGTTGAATTAAAAATAAATAAACCAAATGATATTTTATTAGAAAAAATTTTAAATAATATTTTAAGTATAGAAAAAAAAAACCTTGACATATTTGAAAAGAAAAAAATAATTAAAAAATCACAATATGATATTAGAAAATTAATTATAATTAGTGAATATTTACTAATTAAAGATTTTAATAAAAATATAAATGGTATTAATGATATTATTTATGCAAAAGACATTGATTATAATTTATATAATTCATATAATCAATTAATGAATAATTATATTAGTATTAAAGATACAATTTGTAATTGTGAAAATTTACTAAATAATTTAGTTTATAATAATACTTTTAATGAAATTTTTTATAATACTAATACTGATAAAAAGAATTTACCAGATATATTATATAATATATCTAAAAAAGTTAATCAAGTACAGGATTTTGAAAAATATTACTACGAATACCAATATGATTTTACTGAATATATATCATTGTATCAATGTAATATGATATCTTATACATTTAATAATTTAAATAAAAAATTATATAAAAAATTTACAAATACTGAATACCCTAGAAATATATATATAAATAATCAAAGTAATCTTTATAAAAAAATAAAATATAATTTTGAAGATATTGATAATTATTGTTATATAACAAATAATAATATAAATAATTTTTTATTATCTTACGTAATTAATAATAAAGATAATTTTAAAATTGAAAATATAAAATTTATTATTAAGTATCTTAATATTAGTAATGATGTTAAAATTAAACTTTTAGAAAATATTTAATTTTCCTCATTAATTAATACACCGTATTCATTATTATGTAAATTAACAAATCCAGCACCATTAGGTGAATTTAATATTAATTTTGACATATAAGATATAGATTTATTTTTTGAATTTTGATTAGAAGGTTGTATAATTATTTTATTATCTATAGTAAATAAAAATATATAATCATTATTTTTATTTAAAAATCCTATTTTTCCTGTTCCACTTGTATAATTCATATAATTATTTCTAATATAACCTAAAATTTCTAATAAAAATGGTTTTAATTTTTTTTTTTCTATTTGATCTAATATTAATTCTTCACTATCTGTTTCCATTTTTTTAATATCATTACTTGGTTTACAAATCATTAAATTAAGTCTATTATTATGTAATAATACCCAAGGATAAATTGATACAAATTCAGTAGTAGTTTCGCTATCTTCTTTAGTATTATTCATTAAAAATTATATAAACATAAATCAATTTTATTATTAAATTGTTTTATTATTTTTTATTATTTTTTATAAAACTATATAATAAAGTAGCAATAAGTATCATAAAGTATGTCATTTATTTATAATAAATTAATTAATATAAACAATTATTAATAAACTTATAGATAATGAATTAATAATAATTAATTTTATAAATAATTATGCAATTTAATTTGCATATGAAATATGCATTAAATATAAAATTTTATGAATTTAAATATAAAGTAAATTAAGAATTAATAGATTTAAAAAAAAATAAATAATATTTTATTAGGTTAGAAAGATAAAATTTAAGTGATGAAAAAATAAATTTATAAAAAATATAAACATAGTATTATAAAATGGGTATAATTTAACACATTTTCAAATGATTGAAGATTTTAGAAATTAGATGAACCAAATATTTTTACATTTTTCTTAAAGAATCAATTATATTAAACTCGTGTGGTAATGTTGTTTTATCTACTATATAATTATAAGTCTGTTCCTCTAATAGAGGAATAAGTATTTTATTTTTAAAATTATCCTCGGTAATAATATTATGTAATTTTTTTGTATCATCATCAATAATGATTTGAAGTGAAATACCTTCCACTTTTACTAATAGAAATATTCGTATTAAAAATTCTGGCTCACCAAGTATATGTTTATCAGTATTTAACTGCTTAATTGAACCTATAGGAATTACTTCTTTAACTAAATTATCTAATGATGTAGAAAGTACTGATGGTACTTTTCTTTAATGAGTATTAGGTTGTACATTTTCACAAGAAGTATATCTTCATGGTTTTGTAGCTACTGGTGGTGGTATTTGAACAGTAGGTTGTACATTTCCCAATAAGTTATTAGATAACTGTAGATACCTTTTTCTTGTTTAGCATTATTTTAATTTCATTTCTAAATATTTTAATTTCCAATCAGTCATTATATATATTAAAATTTAAAATTTAAGAAATATTATTTTTAATTATAAAAATTAATACTAAGTAAAGGAGATAAAATTGATTTATTATATATATATTACTTAAATGTCCTACGAAGAATTTATAAATAATACTTATCCTAATGATATTTTCGATATAATTAAATGTCGTGAAGATGGTAGTTGTTGTTATAACAGTTTTCTAATATCATTAAAAAAAACCAACCCCCAAAAAATTAAAAAAAACTTAAATTCAAAAGTAATTCAATCTAAGGCTGTTAAATGGATTATTGAGAATAAAGACAAAAAAATAGATTTATTTTGTTTGACTATGAAAGAAATTGTATTAAATAATCATCAAATAGAAAATTTTGACGATTATATTGAAAGATATAAAACTTACTCAGGTAAAGACAATTTAGATGTTGATAGATGGGGGGGTATTCCTGAATTAATTGCTTTATCAAATATATATAATATTGATATAAATGTTTATGGAGTACAATCATATGATAAAAAAAAATCAAAAATAATTAAGGGTAGGATTACTAATAATAAATTAAATAAATCTACAAGATTCAAATTATTATATTCTACAAGACAAGAATATGATTATTGTATTAATATTTTATGGACTTCAAAAAATAATATCGATCATTTTGATAGTTTAATCAAAGTTTAATATAATATATATATATAATATGGGAATTATAGAATCAATTTTTAATATACCTGAAAAAACGTTTTTATTTTTTATTAATGGTTTATGGTTTTTAACATCTAAATTTTTTGATACAATATGGAATAAACATATGATTAGTATTTGGGATTATTTTAATATATGGATAAATCCTAACCCCTTTAGTTATATTCCAAGAGTAGTAAGAAGTGTAATTGGTATATTCAAGAAAAAACCTTCATGGAAAAGTAATTGGTATAAAATATTAAATTTATTAAGTTTTGGTAAACTTTCAATATTAGATCCTACCCCCCCTGAGCCTGAACCACCTCTTATACTTGAAGGAGCATTTTATTTTTGTCATCTTGTTATTATTATTGGTATAATTATGTTAATGTTAAAATTTTGGAGATTTGTAAGGAAATTTGAAAAATAAAATAGGAATATATTTTTTAAATAATTTAAATATTTTATTTATTTATAATATAGTTGTTTTCTTTATTTTCTGGGGTAAGAATAGAACTTTACGTAACGAATGCGAAAGTATTAAAAGAAAATCATTAGAAAGTAAAATAAATTATAAAAGATAATCATAGAATTTAAAGGTACTCTTACACATAAATCTTATTGTTATAAAAAAAGTATTCAAGCAAATCTAGACTAAAAAAAAAAATTAAAATATGGCTTTATCACTAATTGTCCTGTATCAATATTACAATTTTATATAAGGAATTAGTATTAGGGTTTATTCAAGTTCAGTATATGAATGAAGTAAATATGCTCATTGACCAAATGAATTTACCAGTATTAAAATTACGTGAGTACTCCTCTTAAATTACCTCACAACTCTAGACATAAATATTCATGTATTCATGGTTATACTTAGTTAGACACTACATGATTAGAATGTCTTTATTTTTTTTTTGAGATTAAGTAAACCAGGTAAGGAGGCATTTAATTTATTGACATTTTGTTTACAAAATGGAATAAGGTCCAACAATAACACATTCTTTTGAAAGACTATGTCAGAGTAGTTTACTTAAAGTTAATAATAATAGTATGAATTGACTAACATACTTAATATAAGCAACTAAGGCAAATGATGAGACACTCTTAGTTAAGTACGGGAATAACATATAAGAAATTCGTAAAAACATGAGAAGTATTTAATAGATAGGGGGGAATTGATGAATAATAGAACTAGTAAATATTTAATGTCTTGTTATTCGCACGGTAACTTGACCAAATATTTAAGTTTCTAAAGAAGCATATGTATGAATAAGTTATGACCGATTTATTTTGTGTTATAGTCTAAACTACAAGTAGTAGTAAAACTAAATAATATATATTTTTGATATTATTTTTTTACACTGAAAATTGAAAATAATATAATTTATATAATTAATAATGGAGTTTATAAAAAATATTGATTTAAGTAAAGAAACAAGATTAAATTATATAAAAAACAACTTAAAAACAAGAATACTCGGAGATAATGGATTTTGTGAAGGTCATATAATAAAAGTATCAACATTTCCTAAATGTTATGCTGAATGCAAGAAAGACCCAACATGTTCTGCTATTAGATATAATAAAGAAAATTATTGTGATTTATTAAGTTCATGTAAAAGAGCAAGGGGTAATCCTAATTGGAAAATAAAAATATTAAGACATACTAAAAATAATAAAAACCCATTTAAACAATTTCCACTTAGAAATGATACTACAGAAGATACACCACCATCAATTCCTATACATATTATTTTGTTACAAAATTTTTGTATATTAACTATTATAAGTATTTTCTTTTACCAATTATATAAATTTTTTAAAATAATTTATATTGTATTACCAGATATTTGGAAGTATAAGAATAAATAATTAAATTTATATATGAAAGAACTTAAT